GTCTTAGCACCAAACGCCCCCGTCATACCTTGTGTAATAGTATCATAAGATGCAATTGCTTCTCCAGGTAAATTACCGTGGAAATAGTGTTGTGCATATGCCTGTACCAAATCTTGAAAATGATTATCTTTAGTATCGTAGAAGGTAATAGTAGCAGGTGTTATTTCTGATCTAGTTGGGACATAGCGAATTCTGTTATATTGATTAGTTTTAACTAAATTGTGTTGATAGTCAGGAAGCGTGACACCTTGTACTCTGTGAAAGAAGAATTGTCTGCCATAGATTAGAGCACGAACCAAACTTGGATTCTTCACTGGATCTGGTGGAATTTGGTCATTTATAGTAATCTGTACCATAAACTGAAATTTCTGCCTTGGGATTTTTGTCATTACAGGATCATCGACACCGTAATGTTCTGCAGCAGCATTATAGAAGCCAGTATTGTAAGTCAGTCCCATTAATTGTAAACCTTATTATCCGCCTGATGCGTTACTTGTATTTTGTGCTGGTGTAATGCCTGTCAATGTAGCTGTACCTGCAGCATCATAAATTTCTGCGTTATCATACTTTAGAGTAACAGTCATAGTAATTGAATCATTTGTAGCATAGCTCAACTCACCATATGTTACACCCTGAATATAGCAACCTGACAATTCATAAGTATCTAGTACACCCGGAGTTGGACTAGCACCGTCTAGTGTTTCTACTTTTACAGTAAATTTATATCCTGAACCAGAACGTGATGAACTTTGGTTAGCATGGTCAACTTGACGATTCATCTGTTGATTTATTTCTTTCATTACAGCACTATCAACATCATCTCTTATTATGATGGCAACTTCGCCCCAGGTATGCTTTCCTGCTAAATAAATTCTGCTGTTGTATGCTTCTAATGTTATTGGATCGTGTGTTAGTGTTGGACGACCGGCACTTACTACACTACGAGTTGGGGTAGCTGAAAACCCAGCACCGATGAATGTTACACGGAATCTGTATTGTAGTTTTGGCATGATTGTTGTGGTATTACCTGTGTTATCAGGAACGCCTAGTGTTGTTAATACTGCCATCGAAATCTCCTCTTACTGGCTTATACATATTTAGCAAATTTTAGTCAAAAAAATGGGTGACCTAAGCCACCCATTAAGTATTATGTTAATTTGTATTACACTGTGCCAGCTAGTGTACCAGTGTTAACAATTCTAATCGGAATGTAGATAAATTCCACAGCCTTTGCTGGCTCAATAGCAACATCAATGTAAAGTTCATTACGATCAATACGTGCTGGTGTATTGTTTGTTTCATCACATACAACTGCAAAGTCGTAAATACCTCTACGGCTTAGGATGTCTGCTAGGAAACGCTCAAATACTAGCTTTGCTCTTGATCTTGTTTGTGTGTCGTTTTGTTCAAACAAGAATGGACGAGCAATACTGTCAAATCTACCACGTAAGTATGCTACTAGACGTGCAACGTTTACACGGTCAAGTGCGCTTGTTCCAACATGTAATGTTTTTTGACCAAAGATAATAGTTCCTTGACCTACGAACGTAGCAATTGGATTGAGGTTGTTTTGATACATGGAATCACGCTGACCTTGTGTCAATGCAACTGCTTTGAATTCACCTTCTGATGTAACATAACCTACTGCACTTGCGTTTTGAACAACACCACGTGTAGTTCCTGCAGGAGCAAACCATTGGAAACTAATGTTGTCATTATATGCGTAAGTGTATAGTGCCATATGACTTGGAGGAACAACAACAGTAGCACCGTTAACTGGTTCTGTTGTACTACCTGCTGGGTAATAAACTGCACTATACGTGTTGTTAGTCACAAGTCCATCTTCGCCGTTTTCGGTAGCTACAGCATTGTTTTGCACCCAAAGAACTGCTTCTGTTGGATTCTTACGTATTGGTGTGTCAATAATAATGAATGCAGTTTCGCCACGATCACTATTTAGAGTTACCAACTCATCTGTAAGTTCAGGATAGTTAGGAGCGCAAAGTAAGCTAAATGTATACTGTTCATCACGTAGTTCAGATCCTGATATTACTGCTTGCATTGCTTGTGCAATAACAGCTCTTTGTGCATAACGTCCAAAACGACCGCTTCCATCTGCATGGTTAGGTGCAGCATTTCTCCAAGCAGTACCGTTCCACTCACGAACAGTATTCAAACTTTGAGCCATGTTAACAGCAATCATACCGTTTGGATAAACAAGTGGGTTTGGTGCACCAGTAATAAGTGAACTTGCATTGCCCGCAGTATCTGAGATATTTGCAAACAATACACCACGGTTGGTTGATTGATCTGTGTTACTGTGTGTAACCCATGCACTCAATGCACTGCTGTATACTTTAATGACAGGATATAGTCTTTCGTTAGCTTGACCTTCTGCTGCATTAGTAGTATCAACCCAAACATCGCCGCCTGATGGACTTGTAGGAGCAGTTGTTGAGTATGTTGGTGTTACTGCATCATACGCACCAGAGTTAACTTTATAAATATCAAGACTATTAATAGTATCGTCAAACCATAGTTGTCCGGTTGCTGCTGTTGCTGTTGGCGTACTAGTTTGTGCAAATTTAGTAGTGTAATTGCTTAATGTACTAACTCCACCAACTGATGTAACACGTTGAACAATAACAAGGGCTTTTGTGTTAACGTCTAAGTCAAGCAACAATCTACCACTTGTAGCAGTTGAGCTTGTTAGTGCAGTTGTACTAGAACCGTCTTGTGGAAAGAAATCACCAATTGAAGTGCTTGCCAATGCAGTTTGTGCAGTCGTAACACCTTGCACAGTTTTACTTACCCAAGCACTTGTGAATTCGCTAACTACTAAATTAATACCGTTGCCTGGACTTGTAGTTTTAATCCAAACATCGCCATCGCCAGGCGCAGCAGGTGTGCTAAAGTGTCTAGCCCAAGTTACTGTATCACCAGTTGATAATACAGCATCACTGTCTAGTTCTTCCCAGGCAGCTGCCATTGTAACAGTACCAGCTACAGTTTGTACACCGGTTGTAGCATTTACATAAGATACCGTAGTAGTTGTACATGCAGTAACAGTGAATGTGCCGTTGTATCCACCCGGAGTTACCCCAGCGACTATAATTTGTGCGCCTACCTGGAATGGTGCTATTGCTTGGGTTGCAAACGTCAGTGTCGCTGTGCCGCTTGCTCCAGCAGAAGCAGTAGTTGCTAAAGTGGCACTAGTTTTTCCAATAAAATATTCAAGTGATAAGTCACCTGTCTGACGACCGTGTACTACAACTAAGAATTGACCAACTGTAACTGTAGCACTTGGTGTATATGAAGCACCAGCTGCTTCTAATGCAGATGCATCAAGATTAACTTCAATTACTGGAGTTTGTGCAATCCAAAGACCTGTAGTGTTGTTGTATCTGTGAATACCATAGCTACTTGCATCTGTATCTAACCAAAGCGAATTGGCAGTACTGTATTCTGCTGTTGGTGTTGTTGTTGTTGCTTCTAATTCTGCAAGGTCAACATCTGCACGAACAATATATGCCTGTGAACCTTGTCCTAAATAACTGTAGGCTGCTAATAGACCATATTCGCTTGTCTCGCTGCCTTGAACAATTGCTGTTCCATTAGTAGTGAACGTTGGATTGCCAAAATATTGAGTCAATTCACGTTGAGATGTCACTCTCACCACATCGCCAGCATACGTACTCTTGGTATACCTTGCAATGCCATCAGTTTCACTACCAGTGGGATCTGTTTTATTTTCTATTGTAGCCAATACAAGTAATGGGATAGTGCCGGCGCCTGGCGCACCATAAGCACTTTCGTCAACTACTGTTACTGACACACCTGGGGATACTAAAGTAACCATATTTTCACTCCTCTGGGTTAGTATTCTTACTAATACTATTTACCAAAGAAGCTATATATTCGTATGATTATGGAGGTTAACTGCGTACTTAACTATTTAAGTATCGTATGCATAAGTTCATTAATGTTAAAATGAAGTTCTTCTACTGTGCCGTTATTATCAATTGTATAATCAGTCATCCACTGTTCTAGACTCATGCTATCTTTTGATTCAACTGGAAGATGATCGCTACGATCAACCCAAATAGCATAGT